AGACCTGGTAAAGGTATAGACTATTTGATGGGGTTATAACATGGCCTCTGAATTATTAAAAAATAAAACCTTAATACAAAGATTAAAAGAAGATAAAGTTCCTGTTTTTAATTTTGATTTAGCTGGCTCAGCATTAGATTATAATATTGAATCAATTGAAGAAGAACTTCTACCAAAAGAAAAACCGCAAGAATTATTTGATGAGAGAGATAGATTACGAATAGAATCTCTTGAACAATCCTTACAAGATAACAAACCTTTCTTGATGGACGAGTCTGTAGATTTTATTAAGAGAGAAAATTTTAGTGATGGGGACAGACCTGTTGATATAGCTAGAAGATCAATACCCTTTACAGAGGAAACGTTTGAAAAAATAGATGAACTTTTAAAAGACCCAAAAATAAAAACTTATTCTGATTTAGGTAGAGCGTTAGGTTTAAATATACCAGAACCAACTGGCGTTAGAGGTAAAAAAGGACCAGGCACACCACTTTCAAAAAGGAGCGGTCTAATAAAGGCGTATGAAAAGTCTCGAGGAAAAATACCAGCTGATAGATTTAAATTAGGAACAGCTTATGCAAGAGGTCAAAAGAAAGTAGAGGATGTTTTAAAACTTCAAGCTGATGGCATGTCTACAAATGCAATAGCTCAAAAATTAAAAATGGATAGAAGAAACGTAAGAACAATTTTTCAAAAATTTAGACCCGATGCTATAAAAGATCCCACACCAAAAGCAGATGATCCAACTACCACAATAAAAACTAGAGCTTCTGCAAGAAGACAAAAAAGAGAACAAGAAGCTTTTAAAAAGGTAGGAGAAAAAACAACGAATCAAACTAAAAAAGTTATAGACAGAATAAAAGATAAAAATGCCGATATTTTAAAAATGTCGGACGCTGAAATACTAAATGATCCTAAAATTAAATACTCAATGAACATAGATGCTACAGGTTTAAAAATAGGTGAACCAATTAAATTTAATAAATATGCAGATCTTTCTGACAAAGAGTTTGTTAAAAAAGTTAAAGAAAAAGCAAAGAATAAATTGTTCTATACACCAGAGCATATCTCAGAAGTAGCAAAAGAAAAATTAAATACTGCTTTTCCAAATAATATTGTTAATGCTCCTGGAAGAATGACTTCTCAAATAGGATTAATTAAAACCTATTTAAGAAAAAATCCTGATGGAGAGTTTGCAAAACAAGCGGATGAAGTTTTATCTAAAACAGGCATGCAGTTTAAAACAGGAGGAACAACTTTTGGTGTTAAAGAAAATATTGTTTTTGATTCTAAAACAAATAAATCAAACATAGTTGAAAATTATTTTCAAGATACAAAAACAACCACAGCAGGTAAGAAAAAATTAACCGCCCTTCAACAACTTGCTTCTGGTAAGAATGTTGGCTTTGACCCGATCCTCGCATCTAAAGCTGGATATCAAGAATTTGTAAAACCTGCAGCAAGTATTGCTAAGCGAGGAGCTTTAACTGGAGCAGACTTATTGTTGTCCGCAGGAGCAGGACCCATAGGTCTTGGTGTGGGTGCTTTAATTGAAACAGGTCAAGCGATGCCAGAACTTACAAGGGGAAATATTAAAGAGGCAGGCAGAAGAACAATCATAGGAAGCTTGCTTCCTGAGTCATTAGTTGGTTCTATGCAAACTGATTTATTAAAGTTAGCAGAAACTCCAGAAGAAAAAATTGCAATGAAGAATTTTATTGATTTTGAGAAGGATAGAAAAAAATATGAGTCTTCTGTTACAAATTTAAAATATTTAGAAAACAATCCGTTTGAAGCAGAAGGCATAGATTTAGAACCTATACGAAATAAAATACTTGAGCGAAAAGCTGATCTAGAAGATAGAAGAGACAAAGTATTTTTTCCTGAGTTTGGAAATATTTTTGCAAATTTAGTACAAAGATTAGATGCACAAAACGTTGAAAACCTAGAAGGTGTTTTAGGTTCAATTGTTGGAAAAAGAGGAATAGATGACAGAGAACAAATTCAACAAGATATATTTTCACAAGCAGCTCTAGGACAAGAACCTTTTTATGGACAAGCTCCTGTTCAAATGTCTCCAGAAGAATTAGATGAGATATATGAAAGTGGAATTATGGCTATGGCAAACGGAGGACGAATTGGTTTTGCCGACGGACCAGATGATCCAAGCAAAAGAACTTTCTTAAAGATTATGGGAGGCATAGCTTCATTGCCAATTGTAGGTAAATTTTTTAAAAGTGCTAAAGTAGCTAAAGTTGTTCCTTTAAAAAACACAACAACAACTATGCCTGAGTGGTTCCCTCAGTTTGTAGAAAAGGCTTTGGCAAAAGGTGTAAGTAAAAAAATTGATGCTGATCTAACAGAAATAGAAATACCAGAATTACCAGGTGTAAAAGTTCAAGCTCACGATGATGGTAGAATTTTAGTTGAAGGTAAAAACGCTTACAATGAACCTTATGAAATAAATTACACACCACCAGGTTTTGAACTTGTAGATGAAACAACAGGCAAAGCTGTAAAAACACCAGGAGAGTTTCAAGCTAATGATACTAGATATTACAGAACAGGAAATCCTGAAGAAATAGATTATGATGTTGATTTTGATTCAGTTAAAGACGTTGATGATATTCTAGGTGGTAATGCTACAGAGCTGGAGGGCTTTGCAAAAGGCACGGGTAAATCTAAATATACAAAAGGGCAAAAAGCCGTAGATGAAGCAGAAGCTGCAGCAGAGCAAGATAGATATGTGGGCACAGAAGGTAGAGCTGATGTTGATGAAGGCCCTGATATAGATTTAAGTGATTATGAAGACTAAGCTAACAACTACAATACCCCCTAAATCAGGTCCTCAGTCTGAGGGCTTGCTTATTAATTACAATACTGTTAAACCTGTGAAACTGGAGAAAATAAATGGCAGACATAGACAAGTCTCTTCCAAACGTAGAGCAAGAGATAAAAGTACCATCACCTGAAGAACTAGAAGTCGCTCAAGAAGAAGAGCAACAGAAAGTTGCGGAACAAGGTGAACCTGTAGAAATATCAGAGAACGAAGATGGATCAGTAGATATCAATTACGACCCTGCGATAGGATCTGTTGAAGGTGGACAAAACCACTACGATAACTTAGCAGAACATTTACCTGACGAAGTATTAGGTAGATTAGGTTCGACACTTTTTCAAAATTACCAAGATTACAAAAACTCTAGAAAAGATTGGGAAAGATCTTACAGAGAAGGTTTAGATTTATTAGGTTTTAAATACGACAACAGAACAGAACCTTTTCAAGGAGCATCGGGTGCAACTCACCCTGTATTAGCTGAAGCTGTTACGCAATTTCAATCTTTAGCTTACAAAGAATTATTACCAGCAGAAGGTCCTGTTAGAACACAAATTTTAGGTGTAGCAACACCAGAAAAAGAACAACAATCAAGAAGAGTAAAAGATTTTATGAATTACCAGATAATGGAAAAGATGACTGACTATGAACCTGATTTTGATTCTTTGTTATTTCATCTACCATTAGCAGGCTCTGCTTTTAAAAAAGTCTACTATGACGAAGCAGCAAAAATGGCTTGCTCAAAATTTGTACCCGCTGATGATTTGATTGTTCCGTATACAGCTACCTCATTAGATGATGCGGAGTCTATCATTCATCGCGTACAAATGTCAGAAAACGAATTAAGAAAACAACAAGTCGCTGGTTTCTATAGAGATATAGAATTAAAACCAGGTCCGGTAAATGAAAGTGAACCAACAGGAATTAAACTTCCATACGTTGTAACTGTTGAAGAAAATTCTAGAGAAGTTATATCGATTAGAAGAAACTACGAAATAAACGATCCTTTAAAAAACAAAGTAGATTATTTTGTACATTTTAAATTTTTACCAGGTTTAGGTTTTTACGGTTTTGGATTAATTCACATGATCGGTGGATTATCTAGAACTGCAACATCTGCATTAAGACAATTATTAGATGCAGGAACTTTATCAAATTTACCCGCAGGATTTAAACAAAGAGGCATTAGAATTAGAGATGATGCACAAGCTATTCAACCTGGTGAATTTAGAGATGTAGACGCACCAGGTGGCAACATTAGAGATTCTTTCATGATGCTTCCTTTTAAAGAACCATCAGGAACTTTATTACAGCTTATGGGCGTCGTAGTATCTGCAGGTCAAAGATTCGCTTCAATAGCAGACCTGCAAGTAGGTGAGGGTAATCAACAAGCGGCAGTGGGTACGACAGTAGCCTTGTTGGAAAGGGGCAGCAGAACAATGTCTGCAATTCATAAAAGAATTTATGCTTCACTTAAAAAAGAATTTAAAATATTAGCAAGAGTTTTCAAGTTATATCTACCCCAAGAATATCCCTACGATGTTGTTGGTGGTCAAAGAATGATAAAACAATCTGACTTTGATGACAGAGTAGATATATTGCCGGTTGCAGATCCAAATATATTTTCTCAGACACAGCGTATTTCCCTCGCACAGTCGGAACTGCAACTGGCAACATCGGCCCCGCAAATACATAATTTGTATCAAGCATATAGAAATATGTACGAAGCTCTGGGTGTAAAAGAGATAGATAAAATTTTAAAACCACAACAGCTTCCCACACCGAAGGACCCAGCGTTAGAGCACATTGATGCTCTCGCTGGGAAACCATTCCAAGCTTTCCCTGGTCAAGATCATAGAGCACACATAACTTCGCATTTAAATTTTATGGCAACAAACATGGCTAGAAATAATCCTATGGTGATGGCTGCGTTAGAGAAAAATTGTTTTGAACACATTTCTTTGATGGCAACAGAACAGGTTGAGGTAGAATTTAGACAAGAGATGCAACAAATTATGGCTATGAGACAAAATCCTCAAGCAATGCAAAATCCACAAATGCAAATGCAATTAAAAATGATGGCAGAAAAGATTGAAGCAAGAAAAGCACAACTTATTGCTGACATGATGGAAGAATTTATGAAGGAAGAGAAGAAAATTACTTCTCAATTTGATAATGATCCTATTGCAAAACTAAGATCTAGAGAGTTAGACCTTCAGGCACAAGAAAATGCTAGAAAAAAACAAGAAGGTGAAGAGAGAATTAACCTTGATAGAATGAGAGCAATGATGAATCAAGAAAATCAAGACGAAAAACTTGAACAAAATGAAGATTTAGCAAAATTAAGAGCTAATACATCAATCGAAAAGACAATTTTATCAAAAACGTTGCCAAGTGCTAAAGATATGGGCCAAGGTGGCGTGATAATTAAAAAAATAGATGACTAATCTACAAAAAAATAGTAAAAATTAAAAAAAAGGAGCTAATATGGCAGAAGAAAACAAAAAAAGCCTGAACCACGAAATGTTTACGAACAAAGATGGTTATGTTGAGGGTGGAAAAGAGATCGAGATGACTAATCCAGCTGAAACACAAGAACAAGAAGTTCAAGGTCAAGGAAATATTTTAAAAGAGAAGAATAGAAAAGCTAAGTGGTACTAATATGGCTTGGTTTAGTCTAGCAAAAATTGCTTTACAAGCGGGAAGTAAAATTTACTCTAACCGCCAGAAGACTAAGATGGCTATGTCTGATGCACAGTTAATGCACG